CAAGCCGACAAGCCTGCACAGGACGTTCCTACGGGCTGACGGAGGGGCTAAGGCGGAGATGGCCTCCCCACGGAAGATGATGCCAGGCGAATTGCCGGATGGCTGTTGCGTTCAGTTGTCAGAATGGACACAATCTGGCCCGCTTGGCATCGCAGAGGGCATCGAAACCGCTATGGCCGCCTCAGCGTATTTCGACGTTCCCGTGTGGTCCGCTATCAACGCGACGATGTTGGCCAAATGGCTGCCACCGCTAGGCTGCGAGGAAGTGGTTATCTTCGGGGACAACGATGCGTCATTTGCGGGCCACGCTGCGGCGTATCGGTTGGCGCATCGCCTCTCAGCTCGGCAAATCCCCGTGACGGTGCAGATGGCGCCGATCCCCGGACAGGATTGGGCAGATGTTTGGTATGCGCGGTTTCGTGATGGGACACGATAATGATGCCTCATAACCATTCCGGCGGGCGCGCGTGCGTCGTGCCGGGCACACAAAAAACCCCGCCGCAGGTGCTGCCTGGGCGGGGTGGTCGGGGAGGGGTGACATGATCGACCCGCTAGCCGTGGCCATCTGCTGCGAGGGCAAACCCTGCCTGCGCCCCGAGGCCTGCGACGCCAACCGCGAATACCGCGTGCCGGTGTCGCCAACGAAAGCCGCGCAGGCTGTGCGGGTGCTGCTGTGCCAGCAGTGGCGGGAGTGGCCGAAGGAGAAAGCGCAATGAGCAAACGCCACAAACACACACAGGCCATCCTGTCCGACCTCGGCCCCGAAATCTTAGACCCGACAACGGGCGAACTCCGCCGCGCCGTGCCGCTGGTGGTTGAGGACGTGGCCGTGGGCATCCGCGCCACCGTCAAGCGTGGCAGGCGTCGCGAGGCATGGGAGGGCATCAAGGGCCTGACGCCCGGCATGCACCAGGCCGCGCTGGCGTATCGGCAGGCATGGGAACACCTCAGCGCCGGGCGCGGCATGGGGCCGATGCCGTGGGGTGCGGATCGTGTCGGCGGCACCGGGGCGGGCGTCGTGTTGCTGGCGCAGGAGCGGGGATTGAGCGCGGCGGACGTTCACACGCGCGGCGTGCGGGCGATGGGGCTGGTAGCCTCGCAGGGCGTCGTGCAGTGGGTTGTCATCGAAGGGCGCGGCGTGGAAGCGTTTGACGTGGCCCGGCAGCGGCGGAAGGGCCAAGCCGGGGTTGAGTTGGTGGAAGCGTTAAGCAGGGCAGCGGAGGCGTATGGGTGTGAGTGACATGAAGCGGCGCGCCGCAGAACCGCTTGACACCTCGGGGGCGTTCGTGCCATGACCTAGGCAATCTGCAATTTCTGTCTGCACCGCCCGCCCGGCACAAGCTTGGCGGGTTTTTGCGTTTGCAAGGAACCCGCACATGCCCGGCAATCCCATCGGCCAGTTCGGCGCCGCCACCATCGTGACGGACGGCGCTACCCAGGTGTTCGACTGCTCCAGCGGTGGCGTGTTCCAGTGGACCCTCGGCGCATCGCGCACCATGAGCGCGCCGATCAACCAGGTTCCGGAGCAGCAGCTTCAGATTCGCGTGATCCAGGACGGCACCGGCTCGCGTCTGGTGACGTGGCCTGGCAGCTTCGTGTGGTCGGGCGGCACCGCGCCCACGCTTACGACCACGGCATCGCGTATGGATATCGTTTACGGCGATTGGGACACCGTGAATAGCAAATGGCGTATGCGCGCCTCTGTGCTGAACTACGTGGTGTAACGGCCATGAGCAGCCTTCTTTGGCCTCCCGGCGTTGAGATGATGGACTCGGCCGATGTGCTGGCCGCGTGCAATTACAAGCAGACCGCATACGCCGCTGGCGTGACGGCTGGCACCATCCCGGCCGGCACGATTACGGGCGGTTCTCAGGTCGATCTTGTGTCGGCAGCGACCACGCCCGGCACGCAGACCACGCGCACCGCCGTGCAGATGTTTGCTGATGACCCTCTGGCGTATCCCGGCCGGGCGTATCGGCTGCGCATCGCACAGTCTGGCGCCGGCACCCTGACGCTTGCGGGCGGCACGGGTGTGACCATCTCCGGCACCGCGACAGTTGCGACAACCACGTTCCGCGACTTCGTGGTGGTCTATGGCGGCACGGCTGACGTTCCGACCGTGACGATTACGAACGTTGGGTTGGGCACTTACACTTAACCGTGGCCTGGCCCAAGGAAGGACCAAACTACCGCCCCGCGCAGGGCTACGTTGAAAAGCCGGCCAGCGGCATTCCGGCTTCTGGCATCCCGGCTGGCGGACCTGGCCTGTGGGGCGAGGCTGGGGGCGCTAGGCCCGCGTTCTCGGCGGAGAACCAACCGGCACCGGAGGCTAAGTCCGTGGGGCACGAGTTGCGCCAGCAGTTCCGCGAGAAGCTGGCGAAGAAGCTGGACAAGGTTGAAGCCGTTTACGACGCGGCGCTTGTGGACCCTGACAACCGGGTGCGCCTCGTGGCTGCCAAGCAAATCAGCGTCGAGTTGTGGGGGCAGCCCAACCAATCGTTGAGCGGGCCGCCGGATCCCGAGGGTAAGCCAACAAGCCTGATGGTGGCATTTGTCAAGCCAAGCGCCGCAGATTGAGTTTCCCGAGAAGCTGGAATGCCTTTTCCAGCCGGGGCGCTACAAGGTTCTCTATGGCGGGCGCGGTGGCGCTAAATCATGGGGCGTGGCCCGCGCGCTACTGGTGCAAGGGGCGGCGGAACCTCTCCGTGTTCTCTGTGCCCGCGAAATACAAAAGTCGATCACTGATAGCGTCCATCGCCTGCTTGCCGATCAAGTGGCGGCGTTGGGGCTGTCGAGCTTCTACGAAGTCCAGCAGACGACGATAAAAGGCGAGAACGGCACGCAGTTTATCTTTGCGGGCCTTCGCCACAATATCAACAATATCAAATCCCTAGAAGGCGCCGATAGGGTTTGGGTTGAAGAAGCCCAGACGGTTTCCAAGGCGTCGTGGGAAAAGCTGATCCCGACCGTGCGCAAGCCCGGCTCTCAAATCATCGTGACGTTCAACCCTGAACTTGACACAGACGAGACCTACGTGCGGTTCGTGAAGAACGCTCCGCCAAGTGCCGATGTGGTCAAAATCGACTGGCGCGATAACCCTTGGTTCCCTGAGGAATTGCGCGCCGAGATGGCGCACCTCAAGGCCACGGACCCCGACGCTTACCTGACGATCTACGAAGGCCATTGTCGCCAGGTTCTTGACGGCGCGATCTACGCCAAGGAAATCCGGGCAGCGACCGAAGAAACCCGCATCTGCCGCGTGCCCTACGATCAGACTAAGCCGGTGCATACGTTTTGGGACTTGGGCCGCGCCGACAAAACTAGCATTTGGTTCGCGCAAATCGTAGGTTTTGAGTTCCGCGTGATCGACTTCTACGAGAACAGCGGCGAGGCGCTAGGCCATTACCTCAAGACGCTACAGGGGCGGCCCTACGTCTATGGGGATGATTGGCTGCCGCACGACGCCAACAACGAGTTATTGGCCTCAGAGCGCACGATAGCCCAGCAGATGCGGGCCGCCGGGCGAACGGTCAGGATCACGCCGAAGTCAAAGGTTGTGGACGGCATCAACGCGGCGCGGTCCTTATTCCCCAACGTGTGGTTTGACGCTGACAAATGCACGGACGGGCTGAACCACCTGCGCCGCTACCGATATGACGTGGACCCGGAGACGGGGCAGTTTTCCAAAGAACCATTGCACGACGATGCAAGCCATGCGGCCGATGCTTTCCGGTATCTGGCCGTGGCGCTGCGAGAGAAGAAGGCGGCACCAGTGATGAAACCGACCTTCCGCCCGCGCGTGTCGGGGAATAACGCATGGCTGGCCTAAAAGACGACAAGCTTCTCGAGGAAATCCGGGCGAACTTCAAGGCCTGCGAAGATTGGGAAGCCACGGCCCGGCAGAACTACATCGACGACCTGAAATTCGGCAACGGCGACGCGCGCAATCTGTGGCAGTGGCCCGATGACGTGCAGAAGTCCCGCACGCTGCCGGGCTCGCAAAAGCCTATGTTGACGGTCAACAAAACGCGC